AACGGCAATACGGTTAATGTATTAACACCGCAAGGCAATACCGTAGGCCAACCATTGACGGTTTACCCTAACCAAATGGTATCACCTGCTGGCGCGGCTATTGGTATTCCAAGCTATACCGTGCCAATGACGCCACCAAGCCCACCCAGCATACGGGTGATTCAGTGATTGAAACGGTAATGATTGTCTTTGCCATTGGTGTATTTGCTATATTTGCAACCCTTATGGTATTGGCTTTAATACTTTATTTTTGGGTAAACCATGACTGAAAAACGCTACTGCACAAGCTGCCAAGTTATGCGGCCAGCAGACTACGGCAAAATTATTAAAACAAGCAAAGTTACAAGGTGGAAATGCACCGCCTGTACTTTAAAAATTAACGAACCAAGGTACAAAAGTAAGGTGACTAAATGAACGCATACGAACTAGCAGAATACCTAAAGGCTTATGTAAACGAAGTAACCGACTACGACAGGGAATACCACCAAGCTGCTGCAAGCCTGTTAATTTTGCAAATGGAAGAAGTAAAGGCCCTTAGAAAACAGCTTATTGCTGCCACAAGTGAACTTATGGATACTAAACGGTGAACTTCAACGACTTTTATGCCCTATATCCGCGCAAAATGGGCCGTAAGGAAGCGGAACGAAGCTGGAATAGGCTAACCCCTATGCAGCAGCAAGAATGCCTTGAAGCCATGCCTAATTACATTAAGTATTGGAAGGTAAAGGAAACGGCCAAAGACTTTATCCCCTACCCTGCTACTTTCTTAAACCAAGAACGCTGGACTGACGAACTAGACATAGAACCCATAGTTACTAAAAAGCCTGAATTACCCTTCTACGCTACTGAAGAACTAACCCTTAAAAAAGCCCAAGAAGTAGGCATAACACCGTATGCAGGGGAAGGCTGGCAGCAACTTAGGGCGCGAATAAGCCAAAAAATTAAGCAGTTAGATGAACAGTTATAAAGACAAAATTGAATATTTGGCCCGTTCTTACATAGCCGTAGCCCAGCGTTACCGCAACTGGGAACTGGTTAAAGAACTTATTGAACGCAATAAAGAAACAGAAGCTGATGTAAAAAAACGCATAAAGGAAATATTAGGAAAATGTTAGAAAAAGAATACGACCCACACGAAGCCATAAATTACATATTTACCCATAGCAAAGCGTTTGCCCAGTCTAAGGGCCAACTGGCCCAGCTTGAAGTGTATAAGTCCAGCCTTAAAGCCATTATGATGAAGAAGTCTAGCGAACAAAGCCTTGGCGGCCAAGAACGCGAAGCCTACGCAAGCCAAGAATACCAAGACTTGTGCGTAGCTATTGGGCAAGCCACAGAACAAACTGAAGAACTTAAATGGAAGCTGGAAGCCGCTAAAATGCGCTTTCAGGCTTGGCAAACAGAATCCGCAAACAACCGCCAAATTGAAAGGCTTACACTATGATTAACTTAGCTGAAGAATTACTTATACTTAAAGCACTTGTAAAAATGTACGAAACAGCACTTGCTGCCAATGACAAAGTGCTTATGATGGAAATTGCCGTAGATATTGCAGAATCAGCAGAAAAACTAGAACAACGCAGCGTAGACAATGCCAACACCTAAATGCCCACGAAAGCCGAAAAAGAAACCTACCGAAAAATTGCTGAATTGGGATGCTCACTATGTCGGCATCTCGGCTTTGAGGGAACGCCAGCAGAAATCCATCACATTAGAAGAACTGGTAAGCGAAGTAATGCCCCTGTTATCCCGTTATGCCCATACCACCATAGGGGGTCAAATACCAGTATTCACGGCATGGGACGTCGTAGATTTGAAAGGGAATATGGCATATCTGAAGAGCAGTTACTTGAGCAAACCTTGGGTTTAATATGCTAGTTTTGAACCTGCCACTGCCGCCCAGTGTAAATAGCTACCGCACCATATTCCGTAACAGAATGGGGATTAGCAAGGCTGGTAGGGAATTTAAAGCCAAAGTTAGCGACTATGTAATTGAATACAAAGTACCTAAACTGGGCGCGGCACGGTTAGAAATGAAAGTAGTTCTATACCCCCGTGACAAACGCAAACAAGACATAGACAACCGCATAAAAGCCTTATGGGATGCGCTTGGCGATGCAGGCGTATTTGATGATGATGAACAAATAGATGTTTTGCTAATAGAACGCGGTGAAATAAAAAAAGGTGGCGGCTGCTTAGTAATGATTGAAGTTTTAGATGCTTAATACTTACTACCAGCTTTACGAAAAAGCACTAAGCCCCCAGTTTTGTGACTATGTCATTAAATCTATTGATTGGGCCAAGGCTGAAATTGCCAAAGTAAACCGAAATAAACACGAAATAGACCTAAAAACACGGGTTACAGACATTTATTGGGAAGAATTGTTATCACCAATTGGCTGCGTTATTCAGTCTTATATTCTTGATGCTAATAAGAATTGGGGCTACGACATACGCAGAATAGAACGGGTGCAAATGTCCCAATACAGTAAAGGTGGCCATTACGACTGGCATATGGATTCTAAAGAACCCGTAAACAACGAACAGCGCAAGCTTTCCATAAGTATTTTGCTTAATGAAGAATATGAAGGCGGTGGGCTTGAAATAGAATCAAATAAAGGTGAAAATGTATTAAAATCACGGGGAGATATAGTAGTTTTCCCTTCATTTTTACAGCACAGGGTGATACCTGTAACGGGTGGGGTTCGATATTCAGCAGTTTCATGGGCATATGGCCCTACTTTTAGGTGAATTATGGAAAAATCAATGGCTTTGTTTCTTGCAACGATGCTGCATTCAGGCACAAACACCCATTTTTTTCATTGGGCCACCAAAAGCTACGCTAAACACAAGGCTTTAGGCCATTTTTACGAAGCGATTATTGACCATACAGACACCCTAGCCGAAACCTATTTTGGCATTTACGGGCAAATTACTGAATTCCCAAGCACATACCATATGCCTAAAGAACCACTGGCATATTTGCAGTCTTTGCAACGGTTTGTAAAAGAAGCACGGCCTGACTTGCCGCAAGATTCTGAAATTGTGCAACTTATTGACAATATTGCCCAAGAAATTGACACAACCATTTATTTACTTAAATTTAAGGCTTAATCATGCCATTAGACAAAAGCGGAAGTGCTGAATCAGTCGGCAAAAACATCAAAGCAGAAAAAAAGGCAGGTAAAAGTACCGCCCAAGCTACTGCAATTGCCCTAAATGTAGAACGCGAAAACGCTAAAGGCGCAAGAAAAGCCAAGCTTGAAGAACAATACGCAAAGTATATTAAAGAAAAAGCATAATGAGCCGCAGGGATGATATTGCCGCAGCAGTAGAAAAGCATGACAAACCTATTGCTAAAACCACTAAAGGTAAAGGCAAGCATTATCAAACGGTAGAAGAAGGCGCAGGCATGACCGAAGCAGGCAGAAAAGCCTATAACGCCAAGAACAACGCCAATTTACAAGCACCCCAAGCCAGTGGCCCACGCCATGACAGTTTTTGCGCTAGGTCAGCAGGCTGGACTGGGGAACGGGGCAAAGCAGCTAGAGCAAGGTGGAAATGCTAATGAAAAACGGACTATACGCCAATATTCACGCTAAACGGGAACGCATCAAGGCTGGTTCAGGTGAAAAGATGAAAAAAGCAGGGGCAAAGGGCGCGCCCACCGCTAAAGACTTTAAAGAAGCAGCCAAAACTGCTAAACCACGCAGGCAACAGCTTGAAGAAGCAATGAAGGATATGTAATGGCTGACTATGAACGCAAAGACAGTAATTACAAAGCCAAGCACGGCAAAGAACCGCAAGTGTTGCACCCTACAAACAGTGCTGGCAAACCCAGCAGCCTAAGAAAGTTACAGCAAGACCGCATGAACCGTAGGCAAATGATTGCCGACAAAGTAAAGGATATGTAATGTTTAAGAAAGAAAAAATTAAACCTGAAGATTCCCTGTTGCAAAAGCATAAGGAATCAACGCTTGAAAAGCAGCAACGGGAACGCTTAGAACGCAGGGCCGCTATTGCTAACAAACTGAAAGACTTGGATAAAGAAGTAAAGTAAGTCTATAATTAAGCATCATTAACTAATTACTTGGTTATATATGCAAATTAAAGAAGTTGCTGTAGATAAGCTAATACCTTACGCCAAGAACAGCCGCACCCATTCCGAAGCCCAAGTGGCGCAAATAGCCGCCAGCATTAAAGAATTTGGCTTTAGAAACCCAATACTGGTAGATGGCAATGGCGTAATAGCAGGGCATGGCCGCTTACTGGCTGCGCGCAAGCTAGGTTTAAAGCAAGTGCCTACCATTGACTGTAGCGACCTAACAGAACCCCAAAAGAAGGCTTACATTATTGCTGACAACAAGCTGGCAATGAACGCAGGCTGGGATGGTGAACTACTGGCACTAGAAATGGAAGAACTGCTTAAAGGCAACTTTAACCTTGAACTGCTAGGCTTTAGCGAAACAGAACTTGACGAACTGCTAGACACAACGCCCCAAGAAGCAGAACTGGGCCTGCTGCCTGAAGAAAAGCTAGACAACTTTCTGAACGGTGACACCAAAATACTGCGGTTAGCCTATGACGAACAAGAATTTGAAACGGTAGTAAATGGCCTGCAAGAACTGCAAAAAGAACTGGAAGTAGAAGACTTTTCTACCATTGTTTTAGCGTTAATACTTGAAAAATGCAAAAAATAGTCATTACCGACCCCTTAAAGCTAGACCACAATGCCTATAAAGGCAAAGTGCCTACTGCTAAAGACTATGACAGGGTAATTAACTTTGAATGCGAAATATACGAAAACGACAAGTTAGTATGCATTTACAAGAAGGTTAGCCCTGAAGTTAAGGCCATTCTTGACTATGCCAGCGCAAACAGTACCAGTAAGAAAAGCAGCAGAACGCTAGGGGTAGTAACGAATAGCACGGTATTTGGCGCATTACCCCGTGTAGCGTTAAGGGAAGATTATTGCAGGTTCAGTGGGGACACTAAGCAAGACCCCAAAATGTTTGGCTATTTAAGCAAAGCCGCGCAAGAACTTTGGAACACATACCAAGCAAAGCTGCCTGAAATGAGCCAATACTTTGAAGCAGAAGCCAATAACATTAACCCTGACTGGATGAAAACAGGCACACCTTTTAGCACCATTAACATTAACAAGAACTTTGCCATTAAATACCATGTAGATGCAGGCAATATGGCCCAAGTATTTAGCAATGTGCTTATTAGCAAGAAAATGGCAGAAGGCGGCTACTTTGTTATGCCTGCCTATAGGGTGGCTTTAGCACAGGATGATGGCTGGCTTGCCATTGTAGATGGGGTAAACATACTGCATGGCGTAACCCCCATTACCTACCATAGTGCCAAAAGCTATAGAAACAGCTTTGTTTTCTACACCCTTAAAAACTTAAAGCATTGTGAATGTAAAACGGATGAATTAGCCCGTATGAAGACTAAGGCCACAGAACGCGCTATTAAGCGTATGCAAGGCAATAAAGACTTAGTTAAGCTACATGAAGGGCGTAGTAAAACCCCTAATTTATCGGAGTTATAAAAATGTCAGCAGGTAGGCCACCCCATAAACCCACTAAAGAAAGCCGTGAAACAGCTAAAAGGCTTAGTGCTTTAGGCTGCCCACATGAAGATATTGCTAAACGCTTGAAAATTAGCGCAGATACGCTAGTTAAGTATTACGCAGAAGATTTAGACGAAGGCCGTATAGATGCAAACGCAGCCATTGCAGGTACATTGTTTAGCCAAGCCAAGAAGGGTAATACTGCAGCCGCTATATTTTGGTTAAAGACTAGGGCGCGCTGGAAGGAAACCCAAGTTAATGAAGTAACAGGCGCAGATGGTGGCGAACTAAAAATAGCATGGGCAGATGAAGGTAATTAAGCTTAAATACCGCCCCCGTAAGGTATTTGAAGATTTCCATAACCGCAAAGAACGCTGGGCTATTATCGTTGCACACCGTCGTGCAGGTAAAACAGTCGCTTGCATTAACGACCTAATAGTTAGGGCCAGCCTAGAAGGTAAGCCAAACGCACGGTATGCCTACATAAGCCCGTACCACAGCCAAAGTAAGTCCATTGCTTGGGACTACTTAATGCGCTATGCAGAACCCCTTTATAAAGGCCATAACGCTAGTGAACTATGGGTAGAACTGGTTAATGGGGCAAGAATACGGCTATTTGGTGCAGACAACCCCGATGCATTGCGCGGTATGTACCTTGATGGTGTAATTTTGGATGAATATGCGGACATGAAGCCTAGCGTATGGGGCGCGGTACTAAGGCCGTTACTTGCAGATAGAAGCGGCTGGGCCGTGTTTATTGGCACACCCAAGGGCCATAACGCCTTTTATGATGTATATAACGAAGCCCAAAAAAGCCCTACATGGTTCACCCGTACATTCAGGGCAGACCAAACAGGCTTGCTGCCAACTGCTGAACTGGAAGATGCGCAGCGCAGCATGACCCCTGACCAGTACGAACAGGAGTTTCTATGCAGCTTTGAGGCGGCCATCCTTGGGGCGTTTTACGGTCAGGAAATGCGGCAACTTACGGACAGCCAGCGCATAACCACCGTAGATTATGACCCTATGTTCCCCTGCCATACAGCTTGGGACTTAGGTTATAACGACAGTACGGCTATTTGGTGGTTTCAGGTGGTGTATGGGGAAATACGGGTATTGGATTACCACCAAAGCAATGGCAAAGCCATACCCTATTACACAGGTTTAATTGCCCAAAAAGAAGATGAATTTGGGTACAAATATGGCACACATTACCTGCCACATGACGCTAGGGCAAAAACATTAGCAAGTGGTGGAAAGAGCATAATTGAACAAATTTCTGCAAAAATTGACATAAAACACCTAAAAATTGTTCCAAATCTGTCATTACAAGACGGAATTCAAGCAACAAGGCTTGCATTAACTAGGGCTTGGTTTGATAATAGATGTGAAGAAGGCATTGAATGTTTGCGCCAGTACCAACGGGAATACGATGAAGATAAAAAAGTATTTAGGGATAAGCCGCGCCACGATTGGACATCACACGGTAGCGATGCTTTCAGGTATTTGTCAATTGTTTGGAAAGACGAAGAAACACCTATTCTTAAAGATGGCCGCATTAAAGGGCTTCATGTTGGCGAAACTGAAGTAACCCTAAATGAAATGTGGAAAGAAACCCCCCAAATAGTAAACAGGAGAATTTAAATGACAACAGCAGCCGCAACCTTTGCATTACCCTATGAGCATGTAGCCAATTCAGTAACAGGCCAAGTATTAGGCACAACTGGCGCAAAAGGTGACTATTTGCACCGTTTAATCGTAACTGTAAACACTGCCGCTACAAGCACAGTAAGCATTATTGATGGTGCTTTTTCCCATGCTATTGTTCGGGCAAACACCCCAATTGGCGTTTATTCCATTGAATTTAACTCTTTTTCGCAAAATGCTGGCTGGAGTGTAACTACTGCTGCAGGTGCAGAAGTTTTGGCAATGGGTAACTTTACCTAGGAATAAAAATGGAACACACATACGAAGATTGGTATAACTGCATAGCCCAGTACGAAAGAACATTTAAAGAATGGGAAGGCCGCGCAGATAAAATCGTAAAGCGTTACCGTGACGAACAGCGCAGCCGTAACAACCCACAGGCTAAGTTCAATATCCTATGGTCCAATGTGCAAACCATTACCCCTGCTGTATTTGCTAGGCTTCCGCGCCCTGATGTAAGCCGTAGGTTCAGGGACAATGACCCAATTGGCCGTGTAGCTTCCATGATGCTAGAACGCGCCCTTGAATACGAAATTGAACATTACGGGGACTACGCCAGTGCAATGAAGCAAACCGTGCAAGACCGCTTATTAGGTGGGCGCGGTACTGCATGGGTACGCTATGAACCCCATATTACGGGCCAACAAGGCGGTATGGGCGAAGGTATGCCTGAAGATGGGCTGCAAGTAACAGAAGATACAGATGAAGCCGAAACCGAAGGCGGCATTTACCGTGAAAACGAAGAACGCATTGAATACGAATGTGCGCCTGTAGATTATGTATATTGGCGTGACTTTGGCATGACAACCGCCCGTACATGGGAAGAAGTAACCGCAGTATGGCGTAAGGTTTACATGGAACGCCCTGCCCTTGTAGAACGCTTTGGTGAAGAATTGGGCGGCAAAATACCGCTAGACACCAAGCCTGACACAAGCAAAAGCTTTAACCAAAAGATGGGTGAAGGTTCACGCGAAGCCCTTATTTATGAAATATGGGACAAAACCACAGGGCAAGTGCTTTGGCTTTCTAAGTCAATGGGCAAAATTCTAGATGTAAGGGATGACCCCCTGCAACTGGAAAACTTTTGGCCATGCCCAAAGCCTATGTTTGCTACATTAACAACGGACAGCCTAATACCTGTTCCTGACTTTGTTATGTACCAAGACCAAGCACGGCAGCTAGACACACTTGCAGACCGTATTGATGGCTTTATTCAGGCACTTAGGGTACGGGGCGTTTATGATGCTTCAGAACCTAGCCTGCAGCGTTTGTTTACCGAAGGTGAAAACAACGCCTTGCTGCCAGTTAAGAATTACGCAGCCTTTAGCGAAAAAGGCGGTATGCAAGGTGCTATTAACCTAGTAGATATTGCCCCTATTGCTGCTGCATTGCAAAGTTCATACCAAGCAATGGACCAAGTAAAGGGCCAAATTTACGAAATTATGGGTATTGCCGACATTCAGCGCGGCCAAACAGACCCTAACGAAACCCTTGGCGCACAAATTATTAAGTCTAATAACGCTTCAGGGCGTTTAAAGACTATGCAGCATGAAGTAGTTAATTTTGCTACTGCCCTGCTACAAATTAAAGCGCAGATTATTTGCCAGCATTTTACTGAAGATACTATTGTAAAAATTAGTGGTGCAATGCAACTTAGCCCACAAGACCAAGCCTTAATTCCACAGGCTTTGGCACTGCTGAAGGATGAACCTGCCAAGAACTTCCGTATTGAAGTAACTACGGATTCTATGATTTATCAGGATGAACAGCAAGAAAAGCAAGACCGCGTAGAATTCCTAACCGCAGTAAGCAGCTTTATGCAAACCGCCCTGCCAGTAGCGCAAACTTCCCCTGAACTTACCCCATTGCTTATGGAAATGCTGAAGTTTGGCGTTACCGCGTTTAAAGCTGGTAAGGGCATGGAAGGGCTTATTGACGAAACAGCAGATAAGTTTAGGGCGCAAGCACAGGCAGCCGAAGGCCAGCCCAAGCCACCTACACCTGAAATGCAGAAACTTCAGATGCAGGCCCAAATGGAACAGGCAAAACTGCAAGCCCAAGCGCAAGCTAAACAAGCTGAAATGCAAATGCAGGTACAAATGGACCAGCAAAAGCTTCAAATGCAAATTGAATTTGAAAAGGCCAAGCAAGAATTCCAAGCCCAAGAAAACAACCTTAAATTCCGCTTGGAAGCTGAACGCAACGCTGCTGACCGTGAAATGGAACTAAAAATTGCCCAAATGAAGATGCACACAGAACGAAATACCCAAGTTTTGCTGGCGCATATTAACAACGGGGCAAAGATTGAAGTAGCCCGTATTGGTTCAGATGATTCTGATGGCGCACAAGCCTACATGACAGAAATGGATATGGCCGAAGCAATGAAGCACCCAATGCAGCCTATTGCCGATGCTATTAGCCAAAGTAACCAACAAATGACCCTAGCACTGGGTGACTTGGTAAACACTATTAACGAAAACCACAACCGCCCCAAACAAGTGGTACGGGGTCAAGACGGTAAAATTATAGGCGTTCAATAATGGCTATAACAGTCAAGCATTTAAAGGTTTCAACCGTACCCGATGCAGGGGATGACACCCTAGTAGAACCTTCAGATTGGAATGCTGACCACACCATTACGGGTACTGTACCTGTAGAAAATGGTGGCACAGGTGCAGCAACCCTAACAGGTTATGTAAAGGGCAACGGCACGGCAGCAATGACGGCTTCCGCTACCATTCCAAGTACAGATGTAACTGGCTTGGGAACAATGGCTGCCCAAAATAGCAATAATGTGGCTATTACTGGCGGCACAATGTCAGGCGTAGCCATTACTGGGTACATTCCTACTACCGAAAAGGGCGCAGCAAACGGTGTAGCTACCCTTGATGCTGGCGGTAAAGTACCTATTTCTGAACTTCCAGCCGCAGTATTGGGCGCACTTAGCTATCAAGGCACATGGGATGCAAGCACTAATACACCTACCCTTACTTCTTCTGTTGGTACTAAAGGTTATTACTATGTGGTCAGCGTTGCTGGTAATACTAACCTTAACGGCATTACTGATTGGCTTGTGGGCGATTGGGCAGTATATAACGGCACAGTTTGGCAAAAGGTGGATAACACCGAAACGGTAACAAGCGTAAACGGTCAGACAGGCGCAGTCGTATTAACAACTACCAATGTAGCCGAAGGTACAAACCTTTATTACACGGATGCACGGGCTAGGGCAGCAATTAGCGCAGGTACAGGCATTAGCTATGACAATACGACAGGCGTAGTAACAAACGCTGCCCCTGACCAAACCGTAGTTTTAACGGCTGGTACAGGAATAAGCACTAGCGGCACATACCCTAACTTTACTATTGCCAATACTGCCCCATCTTTGGGCGGTGATGTAGTAGGGCCAACAAGTGCAACGGATAACGCAGTAGCTAGGTACGACACCACTACAGGCAAATTGCTGCAAAACAGCCTAGTTATTATTGGCGATACTGGTAGCGTAACTGGCGTTAATGCCCTGACTGCTGAAAGCCTTACTGTAAACAATAACGCTACATTAGGTTCTTCTAATAGCGA